ATACTTTTGCGCCGTTAAGGCAACATGACAAGATTAGGCGGAAGGGCGAGGACTACGAGGTTTTAGGCATTCAAGCCTTCGACTTCCAAGGCGAAACAGCCTACTTCAAGGCTAATTGTAGGAGGCTCATTGGATAATGAGTGAAATAGAGAACCCTGTTGACACGGTTGTAAGGCTTCTAAACAAGAACATGCGTGTCGTCAAAGAAGACAATGCAATTGCAAGCATATACGTGAGCAAGGAATGGTATGATCGTGAACTTTTCAAAAACTATGATGGGCAAGTTACTGTGGGGCTTGGGGAAAGCAGAGACACAAAAATCGAGATGAGTGGAAGAATCCGCAGACGCATGGGCTCTTTACGGGTTAATGTTTGGGCCACGGATAGACCAGCAACAACGGACCCTGGAAGGCTCATGCGTCAAAAGATGGTTGAAGAGATAAACCGCATTGTCCATCAGAACCGCACAGTCCCCAATCAGACACGTTACGATTTTGCTGGTTTAGGCTATCCAGAAGGCGATCCGCACAAGGCTTTTCAAGCAGGTTCCTCAACTGAGCTGGTTCCTGGAAACGCATCTTGGACCGAGTTGACTAACACTGAATATCAAGGAATCTGGTACAGCGATAACACACGCTATTCGAAAAGCACATCCGTTAACCTCGCATATGCCCTGATGCTTTTGCGCTTTAAAGTTGAGAGCAGAGAGCAAGCGGTTAAGAAAATTGTTTTAGCGTTTGAAGGCTATGGCACCGCTCCTGCTGGAAATGGCACTATTATAAAGGTTTGGAATCACGTAGCCCAAGCATGGCAAAATGCTCAATCTGGAACGGGCGGAGCAGACGAAACAATCACCATCACGGTTACTACGAGCATCACTGACTTTATTGATGATAGCGGTTATGTTTGGCTTTTGGCAAGGACTACAAACTCAAGCAACGGCACTACACCAGCCATTCTTTATTGTGATTATGTGAGTTGCACAGTCACGGTTAACGGAATCACCTACCTTGACATTGTTAGTTTTCGGGATGCTGACCGTGTGGATACTAAACCATTCATTTTCCGCACGGAGTTTCAGTTGAGAAGCTGGATGTTTGAGGATGTTGGAGGCGCATTCTAAAATGTTTGAAAAGTTAAAGAAGATATCCTTCGGTTTTGCGTGTCGAAAGCTATGTAACTTAAACCTTAAGCGTCCTCACATGACTTGCCTATACTGCGCTTCCCGCAGAGCCTATTATGGTAAAGGGCACCGTCCAGTGCGGTTCATAGACACTTACATTTTGAACATTGACCGTGAGAGACGTTTTGCAAAGGTGAAGAATTTGCTTCTAAAAAAGTTGCTAACCATCTGTGAGATGTTGGCAACATAAGAGTCATGGAGGTAACATGACAAAAAAGGAGTGTGAAGAAAGAAAATGGTTGACACGTATGGAGCGCATGAAAGCCGCGTCTACTTCGTAACCGAAAGTGTGTATGGTGTAACACCTACAAGCCCAGCTATGGTTGGCATAAACACCGAAGGCGTAGAGCCGGGATTAGATCCTGGGCTGATCAAGATTCGTGGAGTAGGCAGTAGGGACCTGCAAAGCATAAGTAAGGGTTTGCGGAGAGTGCATTTGAAGATTCCATCGGTTTTGACAAGCGAGTCGCCCATAGCCTTTATTCAACACGCACAAACATTGAATAGCCTCAGCCTTCAAGTGCTTTACTATAAAGGCTCGTTCTCAAGTCCCACAGACGTCATCAGTTTTCTCTACAAGGGCTGCAGAATAAACAAGCTGGAAGTAGAGTGCAGCATTGAAGATGTTATGAGAGCAGCTGTTGAGCTTATCGGACAAGATGTGGCTGTTGGCACTGCAAAAATTGCAGGAGCCAATTACGGCGACTATGGTGGAGCGGTTCCCTACAACCAAAGCTATGTGATGCGTGGACTCGCAGACGGTTCAAGCTTGGGCTATTTGGATCGTGTAACTGATTGGAAATTCACAATTGAAAACAACGTTAAGCCTGTGCCCGTAATCCGCAGTGCAGATGGGCATTTGCTGAAGTATTTGCCAGTGAGGCACCGCAATTTAAGCGGAGAATTAACCTTCGAGTTTGAAAGCAAAGGCGAGTTTGACGATGTTGTCAACGATACAGAATTTAGCCTAAAATTTGGCTTGAGCGGAACGTACAGTGCGCTATTCAAGTATTGCAAGTGGGAAGACGTTGCTACGCCTACACGCATTGAGGACCTTGTAAGTTTGAAGGCGAAGTTTGCCTCGAGAGACGTTTGGATAAGCTGAGGTGGTTAACGTGGCTGTTGAAGTCAGTATTTTAGAAAATTTCGGTAGAGAAGCTGAACTGCGCAAAAAATGGATGCTCATGTGGGAAAACCTTGGAAAGCGTATTCTAAAGATGCCAAAGTGGATGCAGGAAATCATCTTGGAAGACATCAACACCGCTGTTAGAAATCGAATAGCGACTATGGAGATGATTGAAAATGCGAACAGAAAGCGTCGAGATTGATGAAAGATTTGGAGAGGAATACAAGGGACGCTATGTTTTTCAGGAGATAAGCTGGGCTAAGCGGAGCAGAATAATCCAGAAACATACGAAATACAGCCAAATGACAGGACAAATGATAAGCAGCGATTATGTGGCAATACAAGCCGAAACCATTTGGGCAAGCCTGAAAGAGCAGCCACCAAACAAGCCCATAACACTTGAAAAACTACTTGCTGAAGAAGATGGCATTCCCATAGAGCTTGGCGAGTTATTCAGTAAAGTTGTTAATCGACTGTGCGGTGTCTCAAGAGAAGAAAGTGCTTTTTTATCAGAGCAATCAGAAGAGGCAAGCCACAGCCAGCAATCACAGAATACCGCCTCTGCAAAGAGTTCGGTTGGACACCGCTCCAGCTTAGAAAACAGCCAGCCAAAACCGTCCAGCAGTTCCTAATAATCCTAAACGAGGTTGACAAGCAGACGCAAGAGGAGATGGATAAAGCCAAGCTGGAGGCAAAAATGCGATGATTGAGTTTGGAATGAAGGTTGAAGGCATCGAAGATTTGCAGAGGGCACTGGATAGGCTGCCCAAATTAATGCACACGGCTGTGGGGCGGGCTTTAGACCGTGTTGGGGCGGATATCCATATGGATGCTCGTAGGATGTGCCCGGTTAGAACAGGCTTCCTAAGAGACAGCATCTACCATAAAGTTGAGGGTTGGGTTTTAACGGTTGGTGCAAGAGCATCTTATGCCCAATATGTTGAGCTTGGAACCCACTACATTGAACCCCGCTATTTCTTAACAGAGGCTTTTCACCTCAACTTTCCAAAACTTCAACGGACTTTAGAATGGGCCCTTGAGGCGGCGATAAAGGAGGCGAGAACAGAATGAGTTTCCAAGAGTTAGCCATAACCATCACAGCGGAAAACTTGGCAAGTAGCGAGTTTGCCAGAGTAGGCTCAGACGCATCTGCAATGGCGACAAGAATTCAATCTTCAGCCACTGTCATGGGAGCGGAATTTAACAAGACAGGTGTTGAAGCCTCAGCTATGGGAGAAAACGTTAGGGCTTCAGCCTCTGGCTTTGAAGAGCTTAAAACAAAAGCTGAAACTACAACCATAAGCTTGACAACTGTTGCGAGGGCTTTTTCAAGCGTTACAATGATGGGTTCAGCAGTGATCAGTCTCGCAGGCGATCTGGGAATTGTCGACAAGCAAAGTGCTAAATGGGCACACACGATTTTGTCGGTGATAATTGTAGTCTCTTCTCTTATCCGCGTCAAAGCCTACTTAACAACACTCACAACGGGGCATACAGCTGCCATAGCCGTAAACACGACAGCCCAGTCAGCAAACGCTTCAAGCAGCATCGCCGTGGCCGTAGCCCACAAGATTAAAGCAGCAGCAACATGGATCGCTGTCCACGCTCAAAACGCCCTTAACATCAGTCACGCCACCTTCCTCGCCCTCACAGGGATAGGAATCGGGGTAATCATAGCTGCTGCAGCAGCCATGGCGTATTTCGCCAGTCAGATGAACACTGCAACTGAAAGCGTGAAGGAATACAATGCTACCGTTTCCGAGACGCCTACACGCACTCGGTCGATAACCCGTGCTGGTGAAGAGGAATTGTATAGGCGAGGTGTCGAATAGCTTTGAGCGTTGAAATTCCCAAGATGGCCATAGTCTTTGGTAGCGTTACTCCGCCTCAAGGAGACGTTATCGATTGCAGAGTACATTTGGGCTGCACAAAAGAAGTTAGCAGCTTCGAGTGTCTGCTTCAAAACTGGAACAAGAAGTATAGTCCTGGCGGAACATCACCCATTAACGTTGGCATGGACGGCCACATAGACATCGGCAGAGGCACAAGTGTTCCGCAAATCATAACGCTTCGTGTTGAAAGCGTAAAATGCGAATCATCGCCCACAGAAAACTACATTCGTGTCAGCGGGCGTTGCTGGGGAGAGAAGCTTTTCCGCAGAGTTGTCACGAAAACATATGAAAACAAGAAGGGCGAAGCCATTGTCAGGGACCTCATGGACTATTATGTTGGCTTGAGCCATGTTCGCACAAACAGCGCCTTAACCGCTGACGCTGCTTCTGGACAAAAGAATGTTACAGTGGCAAATGGCGCCCTCTTCACTGCTGGCATGCTCGCAAAAATTGAGGACAACAACGCTTGGGAATACAACGAGGTTGCATCCGTTTTAGGCAACACCGTTACTATGGTAAATAATCTCGCCAACACTTATACGGTTCTCGCGAACGGAAAAGTTTGGATTGACCTCATCGAGAAGACGGACACGACATACACAAAACTGGAATACGAGAACACGCCTGTCTGGGATATAATCAAATACATTGCTGAAAGTGCGGACAAGGCGGGTGTGATAGGCTTTGACTTTCGTGTAGCGCCTGATGGCAAGTTTGAGTTTTTCCCGAAAAACAGCAAAACATCATCAGTAAGCCTAACTGACAAGATTGAGGTTAGCGAATACCGCAAAGACATTCACAGAATAAGAAACAAAATCACTGTTTATGGTGTTGCTGATAAAAGTATTCCATCCGATAAGGACGCTTGGACTGAGCAGAGCCAGTACCATGTACGAACAAAAACCGACGCTCAAGCCAGCGCTGGACAAAAAGTTGTTAGTGTTCAAAGTGTTTCGGGATTCGCTGTAGGCGACAAGGTTCTCATCATAAGCTCCACAGTCCAGGAAGAAAATGAGGTTGCGAGCATTGACGCCACAAATGTTGACCTCATCATGGTTAACAATTTGGCTCACACCTATTCACCGGGAGCTTTGGTTGTTAAGCTTCCAGGATGGTTCAGCTACACTGGCTCCGGAGAGGTTTATCTGGATACAACGTTTAAAGCTGAAGGAGCTGCAAGCGTCAAGCATAACACCAGTGGAAGCGACTATTATGGTAACGCATGCTTCTATCTTGGCAGCGCATTTGCTGTAAATGCGAACAAATATCCAATTCTAAGTTTCTTAATGGCTTTGGAGAAAGTGTTTTCAGGCAATGTGTCCGTGCGACTTTATGATACGGCAGGGAGAGCAGCCTCAAAAAACATTACTGTTGCGCCTGGTGAATGGCGAAGAACCGACATAAAAGTTGGCTTGGCGAATGAAAAAGATTGGGAGTCTGTTGAAAACGGTTTTGACTGGAGCCACATAAGATCCGTTGACATTGCATGCTTCTTCCCAAATGTCGGTGTAGGAAACTTCTGGGTTGACGGACTCTATTTCGGAGGGGCAAGATACACTGCAATTCAGGAAGACACAACCAGCCAAAACGCTTACGGATTAAGGGAGCTCACTGAAACTGACGAGGAGCTTGTAAGCGACAATGAATGCTACTTAAGAGCCAAAAGCCTTCTTAACTACTTCAAAAACCTAGCAGAATATCTTACAGTGCAAAGCACAGTTATCGATTATGGTACTACCCCGCTTTTAGCTGGAGACAAAATCCACGTACCACTTCCAAACGAGAATGTTGACAGTGACTACCGCATTGAAACTGTCGAGTACACAGTAGATGCCAAGACGCAGACACTCGAGATAAGCCTCGAGTTGGGCAAGGTTCCACCGTTATTGGCTGATTA